CGATCTTTTTCCAGACCGGGCCTGAACGCAGTCCTCCCGGCCCGTGGGGGACGCAGCCTTCGACTACTCGTAAGCTACCCCGATCGGCGTCATCGCGGTGCGTTTCAATGCCCGTGAAGGCTGGTATGCGGAAGAACCTCATTATGTTGTGATTTTAAGTCATTTAAGGTTATCCTTATTATTGTACGGGAACAACCGATTGAGTTTCTGCTGCCGACGCTTGCACGGAGCACATTGCTTGATTCCCATGGCGTTTGTAATTTTCTTAACCGTATCGCCAAGACCTTCGCTTTTTGGTTTCTCTTTCTCTTGCTCGCTCATTTTTTAGTGATTTTAATGTTATAAAATATGTTACCCAGTGAGGTCGTATTGTGCCTGTCATCCACAGTGTCCGCGTGAAATGTGATTAAAGTCGGGCAAGGCCCCGCGGGGATTGCTTCAGTAATAGGAGATCCAGAAACGGCCGCCCCCAGCTCGCCGGGATCTTGGTCAGAAAATTGAGATTCTAATATAGTAGTTCCTTGCGGGAACATGTGAGTAGTGTTGTCAGGCTTAGTCATGGTGTAACCACCAAAATCGATAGGCACTCCGTTAACTTTTCCTGTTAAAAATTCAAACCCCGAATTAAAACTTTCCACAACACCCGTAACAAGAATTTCATAATTAACATCTGAACACTCAGGGTTAGCTATAAATATATCGGCTCGCTGTCTTACCTCAGTACCGTCAGGTACGCTATTAAGGAGTCGCAAGTCGACGGAAGCTCCAGCTTTTGTTTCGCTGTAAAATAAGTTATTGTGGTTTATTGCATTAACTACACGCCAATTACCAAAACCGTTAGCGTCAAAACATGATCTGTATTCAGAAATATCGATTACAGGCCAATCGTTCATGTCTGCGGGTAAAGCAGTTTTTATAGCAGATGGTACTATATGAGCCATTTCCTAAGGGCATGCTTCGGGATGCGTAGCCACATATATTGTTTTAGTCTCCGCACCATCGCATATTTCTATTTGCTCACAACCAAAATCACCATCGCCTCCGCCTCCGCAAGGTAGAAAAAATTCTATAGTTAAGCCCTGAGCCGCTCCGGTCTCATCGGATACTTCTTTTAGTAATCCGTTTTCGAATGTGAAATCCCGCTCGAGAATAGGTATTGTTACAGTTACTCGTTTTTCGTCCCCCTCGCCTCTTAGATCCTGACAACCCGCACTGTAATTGACCGCCACATTATCGACATCTAGTCGGCGGTGGGTTTCATCCCCAGTATGCCCACCAGTTAAAGCCGCACCTCCGCAAGAATCCCAGGCAAAGAATTCACGATTTGGTTCACCAGTGTCAGTTAAAATAGTTTCGGTAAGCTCGTCATAGTCCGAGCTCGGGTCTTTCTTCATTTGAACGGTAGAGACCTTCACGCACATACCAATGTAATAGCATACCCCCTTTTCAGGAATATTCTCAGGATCATCGGGATCGGGTTCAGGTTCTGGGGCTTTGTTGCAAAGTAGAAAAAGTACATCGCCGTGAAGCACCCGCTTGACGGATTCGTCTCTATACTCGGCGGCTTCCTTAAAAGCTTTTTGAGCTTTTTCAACAGAATCTATAGCGTCGCAGTCTTCAAAAGAGCTCGTTTCTTCAGGCTTAATCCAGTGAACCTGAAATGGTGGGGTGTCCTGATTGACGGTGAACATGTTAGCTTTTTCACCCTCCGCAGCGTCTTCTATATCCTCGATTGAGGCTTCTGTTTCCTCGATGTGTTTTTGAATTTCTTCGAGCTTAGACTCTAGCTGTTTAACACGGTTTTCTCTTTCCTCATCATCCCACATAAGTAATTTGAACCTTCCATATTTTACTAGATCCGTAGCTGTGAATCGGATTAATCTTTGTGGCAACTATGTTGGAGACATAGGTGTTTGAGCCCCCACTTGAATACGCAGTTACCTGTGTCCCCGTCCAGGTTATCTGCCCACCAATATTAGAGATGATCGCTCCTTGAAACATCGGAAGATTAGAACCGTCCACATTTGCAAATTTACCACCCCCGACATACCCCACACCGGCTTCAAAAGGGCCTTTATTAAATTTCAGTATGTAGGGGTCTTTTTCTCCAACAGCGACCGTTCCGCCACCGTAGGTTGGGAACTGCAACATCTCGCTTGAGTTAATTGTCCAGACAGCGTTTTTTATAAATTGCTTAAATGTCCAGCCGCGACCTTCGTACCCTTGGATATGAAAATCGAGATTTACAGATGGGGCACCACCCCCGCCAGATGTTCCTGAGCCCCCAGCTACTTTCGCGACAGATTCAGGCATTTCTGAAGCAACCACAAAGAAATTGTAGGTTTTAGCTTTAGTATTAGATGTCGAGCTGGAACCGCTCGATCCACCGACAGTCGAAAGTTTTAACCCAAGATAGTCAAAATCAACAATTGTCATAGACTGAGATTTCCCACTCCCGCCTCTTTGACTGGTAGTTCCAAAAGTCCAATAAGGTTCACCATGAGTCAGCCATTCAACATCCCAAACATCAATTCCAGGAGCGGCCATTTGAACGCTCGCTTTGCCCGGCAACCAACTACCAAGACCCGTCTCAGCGACAGACACACTCTGCATATATCTAGCAAAAGTCTGAGCGGTACCGTTTATAGAAACATGCGGGGTGTATGTTAACCCGTCAGCCGCAGCACTATTAAACGACATATTTCTCGTAGTGGGTTGGCCGTTTGTTACGGGTACCGGTGCATAATCCCACGCATCCTCGCTCGGGTTTTTAACTGCTGCATTGCTCGGGTGTTTAGCCCAGGCCGCGGCACTGTATCCATGAACATCATCATGCCCACGAAGAACTACAAATTTACGATTTAATTTAAATAGATCGGGAGTTTGAGTTACGGATTCGCTGACCCAGCGTTCTCGAAGATCAACATAGCTCCTATTGACATACGCTCGATCCATCGAACCTTGAGCGGGTTCGATACTTTGGTTAACTAATTTATAATCACTAAATTCTTCATCAGCCGTTCCAACCGGAAGAAATAATGGATTGTTTGCATCCTCAACCCCAGCCTTGCTCGCCCTCGGACCTTGGACCACATACCTGCGTACCAAAGTATTAAAACCTGCCTGACTGTCTTTAGTTACCTTGGGACGACCGAGTAGTCGGATGGTAAGATCCTGAGCCATTACCAACCCCCTCGTTTAGTCAGTCTTAGTGAACCTTTATGCTTTTGAGGTGAGACCAAAGTCCTAAGTCTTTTTCTCGCTTCATCGGCCATGCGAGCTATGAATTCTTTATTATCTCCGTTATATCGGGGGTCAGAAAGAAGTTTTCCTTGAGCGATTGGATATAAGATATCCCAAACAAGATCAGATGGGATTCTAGGTTCATCAGTATCTGCGGATAGTTCAAGAGGTACTACATTTGCAAATAGTTCAACGGTGTACGCTTTTTCCGGAATTGGGTAGAGGTAAAATCGAGGAGTAACCTTTGTATCAGTTCCATGATCGCGATTATCAATATAATACCATACCGGCCTACCCTTTTCGGGTTCATTATCTTTAAAATTTGGAAAATTAAGACCGCGACCAGAAGGAGCTCGAAAGTCCCAAGAGAAAAGCGATCGGGCTTTGATCTCAGCTTCTGGGCCGGTCATTGGAGAAAGTGGTCCCTCGCCAACGAGGACGGGGATTTTATCAACCGAGGTAACTTCATGTGACAGATCGGCACCCGCCTGATCAGCAACATAGTTAAGCGTGAACTTTTTTTCAGCCCACATTGGTCGCTTACCATCGATCGGAGTGTAACACTCCCGATATGCTTGATTCACATATATTCCAATTCTGTCCTGATCAACTTGAGGTAGATCCAACACGGAGTCTGCTCCGAGCATGCTCGAAAGCTGATCCTTCAGGGATAAGTATGTAATCGCAGCCATAAAGGCATATTATTCGCTACTAACCGCTTCAGCTACCGGTTGGCTTTTAGCCTTTGTCTTCGGTTTGGATGCGGGTCTAGATTTTGCACCAGCGGAAGTCTTCACCTCAGCCTCAGCCTCAGCCTTGGGCTCATCTAAATAAACGGAGAAGTACATGGTACGGTATATTCTACCTTGTGTCCTAAATATATCATCGACCTCTTTTTGGTTTTTCGGTTCGTAAGCGAAATGCCTAATTTCCGGATCCCATAAGAAATTGTATCTCATTTGAGACATACCTTTAAGTCGAATGTTAGGCGTTGCGCCCATTTGATTACTTTTTCCAATTATTATTATTTTCATTATGTAAAAAAGCCTCTCCCCGAATACTCAGGGAGAGGCTAGGAGGGTTAATGGGAGGGGAAATTCCGAACCATTAGGTTTAAGCTTACGCTTGGGTCAAAGATAGACCGGGAACTTGACGAACAACTTCGACAAGCTGAACTGAAGGAATTCTGCCACGAGTGTCCTTGCGTGCGCCCATTCCGTAAACGGATTGAACACCAACAGCTGACAAGTGTGCTTCGTTACCACTGTTCGCGAAATCGTCGTAATGGAAGATTTGCTCACCGTAGATTTTTCCTTTTGCGTAGTACATTGCGTCTTTACCCATTGCCAATGCATAACCAATTGGGGTACCGAGTTCATTCGCTTGAACAAACATAGCACCTTGGGAGAATGCATCACCAACTTTGGTTCCAGCAGTGATTTTAGCAGCTTCGTTAGGATCACGGGTTAAGGTGATTGAACCGAAATCAGCAGCTACATCAGCTTGATCATAGGTGTACAACGCTTTAGTACCGTCGGTATCTATTCCGAGGATGTAATAGGTTCCGTTATCGTTAGTTCCTAAGGAATCTCCACCACCACCTGGAAGGCGGATGAAAGCTCCACGGAAGTTAGCAGCATAGTCACCGTCAGTTCCGCCCATAGCTCCAGCAACAGTTGCGTCAGGAATAGCGTTGAATGCATAGAAGGTAGGAAGTAAAGGAGAACCTTGGCGTCCACGAGCGGTGTCGATAAGAACGTTATGATTCGCGATGATGTTGTTATCCCACTTAGCGTATGAACCGTTGTACAACTTATTGTTATCACTTCTTGCGTCCGCTTGAGTAATAGCTTCTAAGTAGTCAGGGTCAGAACGTAATGGACGTAAGCAAGCGTCAGGTGCGAAGAACAAGTAACCAGGAATTTCTTGGTTGATGTCTCCACCAGTGCTCATAGGCTCAGCGCCATTAGCAATAAGTGCTTGTTTAGCTTCTTGGATGATGTCAGTCGAAAGACCGTCAACATACTTAAGAGCATTGCCTGCTCCGGTTCCGTAAGAAGAGATGAAGTTAGATCCAACAGCGTTGTTGAGACAGATTTGACGTAATGCAAACTGGATTTGGTCTTGCTCGGTACGGCTCATCCATTCGGACATGACTTCAGCTGAAAGCTGGTCAATTGTCTTACCGGTGAATCTCATGAGTTTAAGAACTTGAGTCCAGGATACAGCGTGACGAACTAAGTCGACTTCAATGCTGAATGTTCCGAAATCAAGAGTATCAGTATTGTTCTTGAGAATTTCTTCTCCACGAACACCTTGTCCTCTGATTGGAGCAACAGTAGTGAATGTTACTTTGTCTGATCCGCCTGCGCTAAGATCGCGTTTTTCTGTGATTGGTTTACCGCTTCCTTCGCCGCCCATGAACTTTGCGAATACGTTTTTTTCCCGAGCGTCGCGTGATACGAGTTCGGACCAAAGACGTGAACGCAAGTCGGAATTAGCGTCACCGCCGATAAGATCAGCGTAGGAGTTGGTGTTAGTAACAAGATCAACATTTGCCTGAGTACCGTTTTGGTGTAATCCGGCAGCAGCTGAATTTGCTGGTAGGTTTTTTGTAGCCATTTTATTTAATTATTTGAGATTAGGTTTGTTGCTCCTAATTACCTTCTTGGCTGTGCTCCTCCAGGATTTCCAAGCAGAGCATAGATATCATCTTTGTTCATACTGGGAAGCTGTTGGATTAAGCCGTCTGCGGTCATTGGAGCGTTTACAGGTTGTGCAGTAGTTCCTGTCGTCAAGACCTTCGCTTGAGTCCCCATCTGTGGAGCCTGCTGCTGAGGGGCAACGGCTTGAGGCTGTTGCGCTACAACTGGTGCGGGCGATACTGATGCGAATTCGTTGGCGAGTAATTCAGGCCATTTTGGCGAGTCAAAAACTGCGGCGTAGTCGGGGTCGGACTGAGCTTGCGAAACATAATCATCGAACTGCTTACGATAGACCGAAGCCTTATCCTGCAATGATGGGAATCTTTCATAAACTCTGTCTCTACTCTCCATCGCTTTAGAACGATGGGTCTGATAAACTTGCTGACTTCGGGCTTCTTCCATCCGCTCTTTACGGCTAGATAGATTCTGCAATTCGAGTTCCTTTTTCATGATATCACGCTGAAGGCGTAATGCCTCGGTGGTCTCAAGATCCTCTGCTGCTTTCTCTACTTTACCTTCAAGCTCTATGATAGTAGCCCGTATGTCGTTTGCTTGTTTATCAATGCCTTGAATTGGATCGGGCTCGGACGCCTCGACTTGCTCCTGGGGCTGATAAATGGGTTGAGGTGCGGGTTGCGCTTCCTGACCGTAAATTACACGAGAGGCGTCTGAGAAGTCTCCACTAAAGCCCTCAGACCGGTATAGGTCTATGACTTGCTGGTCTAACTCATTCCTTGGACGGATTCGTCTTTTGGCGAGTTTTTCATCCTCTGATTCCTCTAGTTCCTCCGGCTCATGAGCTTCGGCCTCCGGCTCTGGGCTTACGGCCTCAGGCTGTTGGTCTTGGACTCCGGTCGTAGGCTCGGCGGTCTCTGGCGTTATTCCTAAAGCATTGCGAATATCCTCAGTTGAGGCATTCTCGATGCTTGTTCCCTCTGTCGTTTCTTGCGGGGAGTCAACCTCCGCGATAGCTGTTTCCATATCCGATTTATAACTGATCGGATAGCCGGTAGTAACCGGTTGTAGAGCTTAGCTATACTCCGATTTCGATTTCTTTTTGCCGGTTACACTACCGGGTTTCTCAATTGGAGACTCGCTTTTCTCGTTCTGCATCATTTCAAGGGCGCACTGTCCTTTAAAAATTTCTTTACATACTGTGGGAGCAATACATTTATCTCCGCACATCTTTTTTGGTTTTTCTTCCTTTTTACTCATTTCTTTTTTCGCAGGGTTTCAATTAGTTTTACCAGCATATATGCGGTAGTCGTGACACCGCATACACATGCGATTACATCGTTCCATTGGCCAACCGATACAACGGCAAAGGTTCCGGCCCATCCGATAACTGTAGAATTATCAATCATGATTATTGTTCTTTTGTTCGAGGTTAATAACTTTTTTTGTTACGTTTCTTACACGTAGAAAATGATATATAAAGTATAGTACCATCCCCCCGGCACTAATCATTAGAATGTCGTAAACCCCATCAATCAGCTTTTGAAAAAAGCCTCTCTCCTCTTTTAATTTCAGTTCTATTAATTTCTGCACATCGCCTTCACTAAAGGCTTTAATCTTTTCTGTATTTTTCTTAACTGAATCAGACTCCTTAATTATTTGTCCCGCAGCCGCTCCCAGTCCACCACCAGCAAAAGCGGTTGCCGGTCCACCCAACGCACCTACGCCCGCTCCGATCGCGCCTAAACCCGTTGGGGCAAAGGTTTTTACTGAACATGAGCAAAGATTAAAGACAGCAAAAAGAAAAAAGTATCTACTAAAACATCGCGCTCCAGAAAAAACATAATCATCGCGACTATCCAATATATCTCTCTCTGTAAGTGGCTCATTCATTGGGGTAAAAAAAGGGGTCGAAGGATTAGACCTCCGACCCCTTAGGAGAATTAGTAAGCTAAATTAGGCTTATCCTAATGCTAAGCTGAAATCGGAGTAAGAACCGAGGTTGTCGGCTCCGACATAAACATCTGAAACTTTGATGTCCATAAGAGTAGCGCTTGTGTCGTCACTTGAGATGTCAGTTGAAGAAGCAGCAGCGGAGGTTTTGTAACAAACGAATTTGTCTTCACCTTCGTCGAATACCAATGCAACGTTATCTTCGCTCGATCCACGTTCCATGATAAGTCCAACGTCATTTGCGTTGTTCGAACTGCCAGCTGCTCCGTCATTGAGAAGCATGATTGAATCTTTAACTTGGGAGTTAACAGTTTCAATGCTGGTGGTTGTACCAGTAACGGTAAGATTTCCGCTAAGAGTTAAGTCAGTACCAGAAACAGCACCGGTGAAAGCAGCTCCTGCGAGGTTTGCTTTAACAGTGTCAAGATTGGTTACAGCAGCCGCACGGGTTGATGCTTCAGCAGAAACAGCAGCTTGGCGATCGGCAACTTCAGATGCGAGGTTAGTGGTAAGAACACCTTCAGCAGCAGCAGCGCGAACTTCTTCTGCGTCGATTTCGCCTTGGAGAGCGGTATCAGCGGATGATCTTGAACTAGCTTCAGCAGAAACAGCAGCGATACGAGCAGTTTCTTCAGCAGAAATAGCGGTAGTAAGAACACCTTCAGCAGCAGTTGCACGAGTTTCTTCGTCAGAAACAGCGGTAGTAAGAACAGCTTCAGCAGCTCTTGCAGTTGTAGCTTCGCTATCGATGTTGCTTTGTAGACTGGTATCAGCAGAAGCTCTTGAGCTTGCTTCAGCAGTAACAGCAGCAATGCGAGCAGTTTCTTCGTCAGAAACAGCAGTAGTAAGAACGGCTTCAGCAGCTCTTGCGGTAGATGCTTCACTGCTTATTGCAGTAGCGTTAGCGGATTCAGCTGCTCTAGCGGTAGATGCTTCAGCAGTGATTGCGGCGATACGAGCGGTTTCTTCAGCAGCGACGTTGGCTTGTACACCATCGACTTTACCTTTAACAGCGGCACCGATTTGTTGGAGAATATTAGACATAGTAACTAAGTATTTTGTGGGTTTAGATTAATCATAAAGAACGAAGCGTATGTGCCTCTTTCCGGTACTCATAATCCCAGACTGTGGTCGATTCCTCAATCGGTTGCCCGCGCTTTACATCCGGTCGCATAGTACGGTTATAAGCGTATATAAACGAATATGGGCGTAACAAAAAATCGTTATCTTTCGCCACGAATTATTCGTGAAAGGATGGATGTCTCTCCCGGTACCGTTCGTCGATGGGCGAAACAATGGAATTGGGAAAGAAAAGAAATTAACGCACGAGTCATCCGTTATAAAGCAGAGGATGTGGAAGAGAGTTTGGGGGTATCTTTCGAATGAGTTTAGTAGCAGAAATCGGGACAGCCGTTCGGCTAATAATCGAAAGTAAAAAGGGCCTCGTTCGAATAATCGATACCGAGGCCCAAATTAAAGGTAGGAGCGGAGATCCTAAAGGATCCATGGCACTAGGTACAGATACTGATAAATTGTATATGCACTTAGGCTCAGGTTCTTGGGTCGTAGTTAATACAACCCCCGCGTAGGAGTAAGAACTATGCCAATTCTTCTAAAGGCTTCGCCCAGGAAGAATCACCATCGACAAGCTCGTCAGCGCTGAAGTGCTGATCGCATTTCCATTTTCCTTCGGTTACAACCGGGAAGATGAACATTCCATA